CTCATCAGTTCCCCCTCGTACTACTACGTGTGGGATCTGAACGTGGTCCTCTACCCCAAGCCCAACAACGCCATCACTGTGATCGTGGACTTCAACAAGCGGAAGGATGCCTTCGAGAGCGACAGTGCAGTCTCAGGCCTGCCTGAGCGATTCGACAAGATCGTCATTGCGTGGGCTGAGGTGTTCTGCCACAGGCGTGCGCGTGAGACACAGGAAATGGCCACCATGCAGGCCAGCGCGCGGGACATGATGCTGCGCGAATTGGGGCAGGAGGAAATGGTGGCGGCGGAGGGCACGGGGAGGTCGATTCCATGGGGGACGTGACCACCGAGGAGATGAACGCCATCGTTGCGGAGGGGCGGAATCAGCGGCTGAAGGACGAGGCCCTCGAGGACTACGTTCGGAACGAATTGCTCAAGGCCCATGACCACCTTGCCTCTGAGATGGTAGTCCGCAATGGCCACCGATACAACGCGCTTGACTACCTAGTACTGGACCTGAACTCGTATGGCCAAAGCTAAGACCAGCGGCGGAGTGATGCAGATTGAAATCCCCGCTCCGTTGGAGGGAGTCAATCTCACGTCCTCTGTGGACAAACTCAAGGGCACTGAGGCAGCTCAACTCAGGGGCTTCGAGTTCGATGAGTACGGCGTCATTGGCGTCCCTCGAGCGCCTCGTGACCTGGGAGTAATCGCTGCAGGCACTAAGGTGTTGTCCGCCGGCGTGTTCGACCGAGGCACCCTCGATCCCATTCTGTACGTCCACCTGAGCGATGGCAGTATTCGATACTCTCAGGACTGGATCAACACTACAGGTACGGCTACATGGGCCACGTTGGTGACGGGGCAGGGCACTGCGCCTGCGGCCTTCGTACAGTTCCTCAGCGCAATGTGGATCTCGGTCTACAACGTCAACCTCCACAAGGTAACCTCGTCGTTGGTACTCACGTCCTACCCTGGCTCGCCCAAGGGTTACTCCATGGCTGTGTGGAAGGACACGATGTGGCAGGCCAACATACCGGGAGCGCCTGACAAGGTCATGTCGTGTGCCCCTGGTGACCCCACCAACTGGCCTGCGCTCAACTACACAGAAATCGGCAAGGGTGAGGAGGGTACGGGCATCATCGGCATCTGGCCCACAGAGACGGCCCTCGCGGTGTTCAAGCGCAACCGCACTCATATCCTGCACGACCCCGTGGAATTCACGAATCGTCTGCTTGATCCCGACAAGGGCCTGCTGAAGCGTGACTCCATGGTGGTGCACAATGGCCGCATGTACTTCACCAGCGAGCAGGGTGTCTGTCGATACCTCGGTGATGGCCCCTCAGCTATCATCTCACAGAAGTTGGGGCCTCTCTTCAACGATGCTGCCGGCACGAAGTACGGTACCAGCCTCGCTACGCGAGTGTATTCTGCGCACGCGGGAGGAGGCTCTGCATACAGCTTCAACGACCACATCGGCTTCCACATTCCCACGACCATCAGTTCGCCCTACACCAAGTACTGGCCTGACCTGCCCGAGACACCGTGGATGTTTGGCGTGCCTGCGTCAGAACCCACTGGTGGTCCTAACCAGCGGTTCGTGCGGTTCGTCGTGTTCCGCCACCTGCGTGATGCAGGGGACGGCAGCCTCACGTATGACCCTGAGGAGCTGTACGAAATCTCTGGGGATCCGGCCAAGCTCTACCGTCATTACGACGCGCCCGCATCCACAGCTGCAGTCACCAGTGAGTGGGATACATCGTGGCAGGATTTCGATGATCCCCTGAGCGAGAAGTGGCTGAGCATGCTGCAGGTCCTACATCGCGGACCCATCGACGTGTTCGTTCGTTCGGATTACGACCGTGACCTCTCAATCCCTGTGGCCACGGCTTTGAATCATGGGGAGCCTGAGCTGCAGGAAAGCACGATCTACTGTGATGTCTACGGTCGCTCGTTCCAGATCTCCATCCGTGGCGCTACCGCTGGCGAGCTCAAGCAGCAGTTGCCGTCAGGCTCGTCGGCTATCGGTGAGATTTCTCGATTCCAGGCGGGCGTGGCAAGCATCGCTTGCACTGCTCAGAAGCTTTCGGCCTACAGACGTTGAGTGATATCTCCCTCCCATATCGCCCTCGCACTACGGAGGATCCACAAGCCGCTGGCGTGGTGCAGTCCAACCTGGAGTACCTGGTCGGCTTGTTTCAGAAAGGCAGCGCTGATGGTGAGACGCTGCAATGGGACGCAGTTCTTGGTAAGTGGGTCGCTGCGCCGCCTAAGCCAGGCATACCCACGGGTGCACTGTGTCCATGGCCGACAGGCACTGCTCCATTGGACTGGGTCATCTGCAACGGAGCTACATACAACGGTGTCGGCACTATCTACTCGGCGCTGTACGCAGTGATTGGCTTGACGTTCGGAGGCACAGGTGCAACTGCCTTCAAGGTACCCGACTGCCAAGGTCGGGCCGTCTATGGTGTGGGGTCGGGCACTCCGGGCGTGGCTTCGATTGGTGCTACTGAAGGCCAACCGACAATCTCGCTTCGCGGCCCCCACCATGGACATTCATACAGCGACCCAGGGCACCGTCACGTCACACGTGGCCAAGCGCGTACGTCAGCTGCTGGTGGCGGTGATGAGACTCGCGACGTGTATACCGACTACACCGACTACTCCGGCGTCAACATCAGCATCGGGGCCCAGGGCTACAGCATTCAGAACGCACCATCCCACATTGGGCTACATTGGATCATCAAATTGTGAGGAGGTGAATAATGTCCAACATGTTTGCGGGGACCCTCAGGGAGGCTATCTCGGGTATGTCACCGGATAGCCAAGATGAGGTCAACATCAAACTCAAGCCCATCCAGCAGGCTGCGCAGGAGCCGACTCAGGCACTAGGCAGCAACCCCCAACTTCCGTCGCAGACCAGCCCGGGTACTGCTAGCCTGGGAGGGGGTACAGGGGGTGTGGGCGGCATCAGTTCTCTGCAGACTGCTGCACCCTCGTCCATGGGCGCCCCGCCTCCATGGACCAGCACGAATCCCTCGGGCCTTACCAAGAGCCCGCTACAGCTCGACACGTCCGCACCGCTCGGCTCACAGACCGACGCAATCTACGAGTCAGGTGCTGCACAGCTAGCACAGGCCGCTCAGCAGAAGCATCTCGATCTTCTTCAGCAGCTTGGGTACATGGATCCGTCCACAGGGCAGATCATTCCGGGTACGCTCGAGACGGAGGCTGTCCGCCAGCGATACGAGCTCAATCGTCAGCTGCAGGAAGAGCAGCGCAACGTGGACGAGGCTGCGATGCGTGGTGGCACTGTGTTCTCAGGCCGTCGCGCACAGTTGCAGGGACTCCGCACAGAGCCGTACTATCAGCGGCTCGCGAACGTCGAGACAGACCTTGCACGTCAGATGGCCGAGGGTCTGCAGGGTATTGGGAACATTCAGAGTCAGTTCACTGTGGACCGCAACGTGCTCATCGCAGAGGCCGCCGAACGTGCTCGCCAGCGGGCCATCGAGCAGCAGCAACTCGCAGCTCAGGCTGCAGCCTCAGCGTACGGTGGAGATCCACGAAGTGCAGGTGAGATTCAGCAGCATGCAACAGCGGCGGCTACAGCTGCTGCTAATAACATTCCTGCCGAACCCCCGCCGATCCCGTACTACATGTCAGCTGCAGGTCCGTCTCCGTACATGCCCGTGTACCCGAACGGCACGTATACTGGTGGCGCTCGCTACGCTACCAAGACCGAGAATCCCGACATTCATCCCATCTTCTGGTTCAAGTAAGCCATGCCCAGCCGCTACGGAATGGTCACCGATATCCGGAACATGCCGGCGCTCAGCCAGTTGCAGTCTGCTGGGATTACGCCTCTGTTCGGTGGCAACGATCCGGGTGGTATCCAAGCAATTCAAGCAGCCATGGCTGCAGCTCAGGGCAATGCAGGTTTGTGGATTCCCGCGGATTCACGAAGCCCACAGGAATACGTGGACTGGGTCCGACAGCTCATGGCGGCCGCTCCGCAGGCCAAGCACATCGACCTCAACATGGAAGCCATCGCAACAGGAGCACCAGGTACGCCGGGATGGAACTACAGCGAGGACGTGCTGAGCCAACTCGCGCCCGACCTCGCAGGTAGAGAATGGTCCGTGTCACCCATGGCCAACCAAGACTGGTACAACTACCAGGCAGCTACGTCCAGAGGCGGTCAGATCTGGCCACAGGCCTATCAGGGGGACATGTCAGGCATTGATCCACAGGGCGTGATCGACTGGGTCAAGCGGAACAACGTGCCAGCCAACATGATTACCCCGTTGCTGGGCAATGCTAGTCAGGCAGGCCTGGGCAACTTGTACGGCATCGACCTGCCTGGCTTCCGCAATCCTGGTGGGCAGTTCATGGTCAATCCCGATGCTCACCCCTACGACTACGTCACACCTCCCCCATTCACAGAGGGGGCTGCGGACAACGGTCTGGGCATCACTCAGTACGCTCCCGTCAGGCGGGGTGTATTGCCTTCCAGGCCTACTGGCAAGCCACTCAGTCAAGTGTATCTGTCGTCAACTGGTCGTGGGCCTAGGATTCTGCCTGCGATCAAGCCCAAGGTGTGGCCGACGGTCGTCAAGAAGGGCTACCAGACCTACGCGCCTGAGGGTGTGCCATTCAATCCGGAGCGTCAGATCAAGATCGGGGCCCCGCTACCTGCGGCGTTCAGGCCTATCGCCAATCCCTACAAGTCTACAGTCTGAGAGGAGGTTAAATGGCTACTCCTGGTACAGGGTTGCCCGCGATGGGGCAGACTGAGGAGGAAATCAAGCGGGCAGTGCAGCAGGAAATCGAGGCCGAAATCACCGGCAAGGTCTCCCCTGTGGAGGACATGATCCGCCAGCAGCAGGAGGCGCAGCAGATCGCGCTTCAGCGAGGCGAGCAGCTGTATGGCAGCATTCAGCCCTCGGTGGAGAATGCCGCGAGGAACCTCCAGACTAACTTCGATCAGTCCATCGGGTTCGAGAAGGGGATCTTCGATGCAAGCCAGGCACGCATCCAGGGCATTCGCCAGCAGGCTGGTGCGTCGGCGCAGGCCCTCGCACAGCAACTGGGGGTGCCAATCCCTGTCTCCCTATTTGACATGGGAGCCCTCACTGAGCAGGGCATTGGTGCCGCTCAGGGGGCTGGCTCCGTCCTGACACATCAGGGCCTGAGGGACGCAGCTCTTGCTGAGGCTGAGGCATTTTCTGGGCGTGTGTTTCCGCTCATGCGTAAGGAAGCTGCGGAGGCAACCACTCGACACTACACCTCGGAGATCACAAGCCTCCAGAAGGAAATCAAGACGATCAAGCAGATGAAGCCTGGCCTCATCAATGAGCGCGTAAGGACTCGCCTGCTCGAGGAAAGGAACTATCAGCTCGAGCGTGCGAAGGCCCAGCGTGACTGGGACATGGCGAAGAAGGGCCTGGGTCTCGAGAACAAGAAGTACGCTGAGGCTGTGGCAGCACGCAAGGCATCGGACAAGCTCACGAAGCGGGCGCAGGATCTGCAGGCGAAGGCTGCTGCAGCGGGCGAGACGACCACACGTCGTGGTCAGACCCTCGACAAGCAGGCCAAGGATGCGGCACTCGCGGCGGACAAGGCAGACAAGGCTGCGTCGAACAAGCTGTACGAGGCCAAGCGCGCTGATGCTATCCAGGCCAATGTCATGTCGGTGATTCAGTCCGCGTTGAACGGTACTCCTGTCAAGCTCAAGCGAGTGAGTAAGCAACCTGACGGCAGTTACAGCGAAACTACGGAGAGTTGGACGCCGCCGGGTACGGTCAAGATGACCAGCCCTAACCAGATTCTGAACGCCGTCCGTGCTCAGGTGCCTGGTGCTCGTGAGATGCCTGACTTCGTTCGTAAGACCCTCATCTCTGCGTTCGCCAACACTGGCACTCCGCTGCCGAAGGACTGGGTCGAGGGGCAGGCTGCAGGCAAGCCGACTGAGAAGTTCTTCAGTAGCCCCATCCCACAGGGGCGTGCTGGTCTGCAGGCCATGTCGCTCAAGAAGTTGGACGCGTTCGCTCACCGCAGCATGGGCTTTGCTGGTGGCTATCCTAAGTCACTGCAGGGCGAGTCTCCCAGCGCGCAGCGCAAGAGGAAGGCGTGGCTCATCAATTGGCTCATGGCCAAGGAAGTGGACATGGGCGGTACTGCTACTTACGGGCCACACTAAATGCCGGTCCCTCGCTTCGCACCGCAAGGCGCTCGCGCTGCTCCCGGCGTCAGACCTGTGGGCAACATTCCACCCCCACGGGTGGTCCCTCCGAGCGGGGGCCCTGTCCCTGGCTTCGCACCTAGCAGCAGTGGACCTCCACCCATGCCTCCTACGCAGACGTATCCTACGCGTCCGCGAGCGGGCTTCGCCCCTGCCCCCTCTGCACTGCCCCCTCCGGGCGGTGGGTCACACGCAGCGGTGCCTAAGGAGATGGGATTCGAGGAGCTTGTCGACTTCCTCGGTAAGAATCCCAATGCTGCTAAGGATCCTGGGGTCATGGCGCAGATCGCGCAGAACTATCATCGACCCTGGACACCGCTCAACGCTATCTTCCGTGGTCTTCGCGTAGGCGAGAACGTCGGCGCTGGCTTCATTCGTGGAGCCATTGGTGCTGCGAGTGATGCCATTCACTTCGAGAAGCCTGGGTTCGGCAACACCAGCAAGGACCTGCTCGAGTTACTACCGCCGTGGGCATTCATGGCTGGTGGCGGTAAGGCTGTCATTGGTGCAGCCAAGGGCGTCAGAGATGACCTGACCTACGAGGAGTGGCTCAAAGAATCCAACGACCCTGACTCCTTCCTGTTCAAGCACAGCATGATTATTGGCCTGGGGTTGTCCATCGTCGGTGATCCTACCACATACCTCACCTTCGGTGCTGGTGGCGTAGCGAAGGCAGCGGCCACAGAAACCTTCACCAAGGTCTGGATGCGAAACATGGACGAGGCCATGAAGCTGTCTCGTACCCCAGGCTACGCAGGCCAGGACGTAAGCCATATCATGTACGACATTGGACGAAAGAGGGGCGACCCAGAAACCATCGAGCAGGCGTTGGATCAATTGAAGGCTAAGAGTCGCGCTGGTGAACTCGGCCTCTACCGTCGCCTTCGTCCTTTGGGCAAGCAAGGCATGAATGTGGCAGGCTTCGAGGTGCCTGGCACACGAGCCCTGGGCAAGGCGATTGGTGCTCGAGGGCGTGAGCCTGGGCTCAAGGCGATGCAACACTTCATTCCCGATTCCAAAGTCCACGCAATCTCCGAGGATATCCAGCGTACGACCTTCCTGTATGAGATACAGCGCGTTTTGCAGGCGGGTGCGCAGGTGCATGGGAAGGCACAGCAGGATGCCCTCATGCAGTTCGCCACGAATAGACCGTTGGCGAAGCAGTTGCTCGCGTCGCCTAGCTTCATCAAGCGAGGGGCCTTGGTAAAGGACATGATCCTGGGCAAGGTAGATGCTCCCTTCGTGCCATTCGACGTGAGACGTAACTTGCTCAAGCCTGAGTGGACCCCCAACGTAGCTGACCCTTATGGCCAGCGACTTGCGCGCCTGAGGAAGGGCACGCTCATGGCGAAGGGTAAGGTGCTCAAGGCAGCTGAGAGGGCGGGCTTCGATGAGGCACAGCTTGGGGATATGAATGACCACTGGGATCGCCTCGTTGCTGTGCATTCCGACCCCATCGACGTGATCTCTCGATTCCAGGGCAGCGTGAATGCCAAGATCCACAATGCGCAGGCCTTGGACGAGCTGCTCAAGAATCCAATGTTCGCTCGTATCTCCTCGAGTGATGCGGCTGAAGAGGTGGCCAAGCAGCTCGACGAGGTCAAGGAAACGGGCCGACGACTATCCGACGCGAAGCGAGCGCTGCGAGCAGCCAAAACCTCACAGCAGAAGGCTGCGTGGACGAGTGCAGTCAATCGTCATAGGGCTGCTAACCTTGCTGCGCGAGGAGCCTACGAGACGGCCAAGGAGACGCTCAAACTGGAGGAGAAGGGGGCTGGCCCGCGCTTGCTCAAGGCTGGCGTCAAGCCGATGGGGTTTGATTGGGAATCGGGCATGCCGCTGAAGTGGCGCGGGGTCACATACACTGTGCCTGAGCCCATTCATCATGCCATCGACCAGATGAGGAATCCTGCGTTCATAGACAAGGAACTCGAACGGTGGTATAGGATGGTGAACTGGACGCAGAATAAGTGGAAGCTCTTGGCCACTGCGCCTAACCCACAGTTCCACATGATGAATGCTGTTGGTGGCATGTGGAACAATCTACTGGCCATGGTGTATAACCCCTTCGACCACCTCGCTACATATGCTGACATTCTACGCTCGAGGGCTGAGCGATCAGGTCGCACGGGCGTGATGCAGCGAGCCGATATCTCGAGGGTCCCCGTGCTAGGTCCAGCGACATCCTTCTTACGACCGCGGCAGGGTCGTTTCCTTGGGCCTCTGCGCGACGCTAGGGGGATGGAAGCAGATATCGCGGCAGGCGAACTCAGGAATGTAGGCGGTGGCTTCCAGCGACAGGAGATGGACGTCGCAGGAAAAGAATGGAAGCGACTTGCTGGAGCGAGACGCAGCAAAAAGCGCATAGGCTTCACGGCAGCCCGTCGGGCCTACGGCACAGCCTCTCTCGCTGCTGCCATCGCGCCCGATGAGTGGGTGCCTGACGATATCGAGGCCGCTACGTTCGGAGGGCTCGGCGCTGCTTTCCTCGCCCCCGAGATTATGAGGGTCGGCGGTGGGTTGGCACGGGACGTCGAGGAAGTGAATCGCTACACGCCGTTCCGCAAGTACGCTCACGACCGCGGCATCAGACAATTCATTGATAGCTACAGCATCAGTCCGCCCACAGAGTTCGGGCAATGGATTGGGAAGACTGACCTCAAGGGTGTAGACCTCGTGCAGGAAACCATGTACGATATCGGAGCGTCCATCGCCCTGCGCTATCAGTTCGACTACAGTAAACTGACGACGGTCGAGCGCAACTGGGCCAAGTCACTCTTCCCCTTCTACGTGTTCTACAAGAACAACTTCATTCTGCAGGCCCAGGAGTTCGCACACAAGCCAGCGACTTTGTCCATCTTCAACAAGACCCGCGAGGCAATCAACAACTATGCAGAATCTCAGCTCTACGGCGAGGACGACCCCGCCAACAATCCGTGGTTCAAGGATCTGCTGCCGGAGTACTTCGACAAGCTGACGATGTTTCAGGTGCCTGTGCCTAACACCGTGCGTGAGGTGCTTGGCCTGCCACGTGACCAGCCTCTGTACCTCAATCCGAAGCTGCCGTTCGCTACGCTCAACATGTTCCCACCTGTGTGGGAGCTGATGAATGATAAGTCAGTTACCCCCACACCACAGAAGTGGATGCAGGTGTTTGCCCCCATCTTCGGCAGTGTCGGTCCTCACTCTGTCTTCCCCGGTGCCAAGCTCATTCTCGAATCCATGACCGGTCAGCAGCTAGGCCTCGCTCGTCCCATCGACTATCAGCGCCTGCAGTCTGGTGGTTGGCGTAACAGTCAGACCGAAGCCCCGTCGTGGGCGCGTATCCTGCCTGAGCCCCTGCGTGGATGGCTCGGCATTTATCGCAGCCCCGAGACAGGCGTCCTCAAACAGTCGGCCACCATGCGCTACGTGCTGGATCAGTTGGCCACTCCATTTCTCGGTGGTCTCGGCGAGCCTCTATCGCTCGCGGGGGGCGAGGCCACTGAGAAAACCTCAGCCAACACAGTAGCATGGATGACAGGCATCAGACTCACCCCTGTGGACCCCATCAGGGTCGAACGTGGCTGGCTGTATCGCATGGAAAACTTCCTCGAGGGCCGACGCGCTGAGCTGAAGGAACGGGGACTCGAGCCCCCACCCGACGACGCTGCATTTCTCAGAGAGATCCGCGCACAGCTGAAGGTGGTCGAGTCAGCATGGGACGCGAAGCAGGAGAGTCTGTATGGCAACCCGTGAAGGTAAGGCTTACGGCCTGCCGGTAGGTCAGTACGTTGTGTCTCAGCTCGGAGGCAAGTGGACGCCTGAGAAGGCGAAGTTCTTCGGTGCGTGGGCACAGGCTGAAGGCACGTCAGCAGAATACAATCCCTTCGCTACCACACGACAGGGCTACCCCTCGACTCAGTTCAACGAGGTCGGCGTCAAGAACTTTCCTAACCTCGCAGTAGGCCAACGCGCCACGCTCGACACGATCAAGAACGGTCACTACAACGACATTGTGGAACTGCTCAAAGATCCCAGCAGCACCGCAGAGCAACTAGCAAGCGCAGTGTCAGCGTCACCCTGGGGTACAGGCACCGGCGTCCTCAGAGTGCTTGGGGTCAAGGGCGCGACAGCGTATGAGCAGACGAGCAGCCGTCAGAAGTGGGCCGCGAAGAAAGCAGCAGTCAATGCGCCGGCAGAACTGAGTCCCCTCGCTCAGTCCATCGTGCAGTACAACACCAACATTCAGGCGCAGCAGGATATCGCTAGCCGCCTCAAGGAAAACACAGCCCCGCTGCTCACGCCTTCGTCAGGATGGCTGGAGACGTTAGAGCGCATGGGCGGTGGCGGGTCACGTTTGGCGCAGGCTGCCTCCTCGCCAATGCCCCAGCGTGCACCCGCTCCCGCATTCATGGAGATGCCCGACGAAGCTACGAGTGCGATACCAGCAGGTGCCGGCAAAGATGGTGGCGCCGCTCCCGCGTTCAATCCCGGCGGCTTCGTCGGCAAGACCTACGTACTGCCCACTCAGTGGAAGGGCACGCACATCACCGACGGCCTCGACTGGAACAAGGGCGATCAGACAGCAGTCGACCTCTTCCCCGGCAAGCCTGGCACCCCTGTGGGTGCACCAGAAGCTGGCACCATCACACGTCATGGCTCGGCTCAGGGAGGCGACTCGCTGTACTTCACGGGTAAGTCTGGTAGGCGTTATTGGCTGGGGCATATCGCAAACGCCGTGCCTGTGGGCACGAAGGTAGCGAGGGGACAACCCATCGCTGTCGTGTCCGCCGATCACCCCACGCCTCACGTCCACTGGGACTTCAAAGAGTAGCTCGCGCTGCCCATACGGCGGGACCATGCGCCACCGCAGCGTGGGAGGGGGACCCCTAGATAGGCCTCCTGTCCGGGGGTCCCCGCTACCCAATCAGCCCGAAGGGCCTAGTAACAGGCCAAACACCAAGGCTGGGTATACTTACCCCCTTGGCTCAGTCGCACGAACGCGCGTACCGCGTAAGCGGGATCCCTCTTCATCCTGTCGTAATCGTAGGACGGGTGAGAGGGCGGGTCGAATTGCGCCAGGCCTGTAGTACCCGAGCTAGAATTGACTGCGCCGGGGCAGAATCCGGACTCTCGGTTCACGATGTAGAGAGCCCACTCGTGAGTTCCGTAGGGGCGGAACGCACGTTCTACAAGTTCTTGCGATAGCCGCTGCAGGTAGGTCGAGCAGTCACCCCAGCGTGTGGAGTAAGTGCCTCCGTTACGTACTACCTTGCGGGCCTCGCTTGCTACCTTACCAGTCGGGAGTTGATCGACTCGATCTGCACTCGCGCTTGAAGCGATGTACAGATTGAGACTTATCATCGTGAGAAATATTACACAAACTCGTTTCACTCATCCTCACTTTTCCGGCATTCGCTCAAGGATACGTTCTACATCGTCAATCGACGACGCGACGTGCGCGACGCCACCAGCCTCACGTATGAGACCCATGATGTAGACCTGCTTGGGGGAAGGTTTCTCCCCAGGCATCTTCAACTCGAGCCCAATGAAATGCCCGCGATAGCAACAGAGGAGGTCAGGTGTGCCCGGCTCTTGAAACTCGGAGCCATGTACCTTGAATACATAAGCTCCTCGTCCACGGAGGTAGGCCTGAATGCGCTTCGAGAGCTTACCTTCTGGCTGTCGTGGCATAACGTATACTAACATGGGATTAGGCCAATAAGGTGGGGCGGGTAGCGGCTACCGGTGGGGGTAAGGCACCGATATGGACACGCAGCAGAGAGGGGGAGTCTGCCGCTGCGGCCTGCGCGCTACACCGCCCCATGAGGCGGACTAGAGGTCGTCGTCATCCACGTCGTCTAGGTCGTCCTCATCGTCTTCTTCCGCATCCTCCTCTTCCTCATCTTCGTCTTCCTCTTCGTCTTCCTCTTCCGCATCCTCTTCCTCTTCGTCGTCGTCAGCAGCGTCGAGCTGCGAGGGCGGGAACACGTCCGCTGCCTTCGAGCGAACGCGTCCCTCGTACTCGTCATCCTCCACCGAGACGCCGATCTGCTTGCCGTAGTAGAGGTCGGGCTGGATACTACGAACTGCACCCGCCACGTTCTTGCTACCATCAGTGGCAGCGTAGATGAGGTTGCGGATGTTGAACAGGGCCTCGTACTTCAGAGACGTGATGTACCACAGGGGGGTCCCAGCGTGCTTCGTGTTGCCCCTCGAGTCGGACACGACCTGGAACTTCCAGCTGAGATACTTCGCGTTCGACTTCTCTGACGTGCGCTCCTCTGCGCTGACGATCTTGCAGAGGTAGTCCCCCTCGGGGATCCGCTTCGCGCGCTGGCGAATGGTCTTGTCGACCCCCGTGAAGTCGAGCCTGTACTTCTTGCCACCAGTCGTCTTTCTCCTACGTGGCACTTAGCCTCCTTCGTTGTTGCCGTAGATGTTGTTGATAAGGGCCTGCAGATTCGGCGTCTCTACGTAGTCGACGCCGATGTGGTACCTATCCTTGGTGAGGTAAGTTTCGCTGGGCCCAACGTACATGCGAGTTCTCACCACTCTCCTTCGCTTCCCTCCTTTCTCCTGTGGTTTGAGATACACAGCGCGGTGTTGCATGTAGCCGATCATGCCGACTGCACGCTCGGCTGTGCCAGAGATAGATGGTGACAGGGCGGGGGACGTGAAGATCTCGACGTCTTCATCTTCCTCGTCACCTGTGATCTTCTTGCGCTCGAGGGCTGTGTAGATGACGTGCATGGGTAAGTTTCTGAAGTTGACGATCTGAGTCTTCATCAGCTCCCCCACCTTGCCCCACACACCTCTACTGGGCATGTCAGGGTCGCGCGACGCATCGCGTGCAGCCTCGTCACCGAGGACGAACTTCATGCACAGCTCCTGCATACCCGTCAAGCCGTCGAGTGCTACTGCTTTGTATGGATGGTCGCCTGATTGTAGGTACCAGTACACATCTGTCAGGTCTGACCAGTAGTAGACTCGATAGACGTTGGGGTCGTAGTCGTTGCGGACGCTGTCCGTGCCTTCCTCGTTCACGTCGATGAGCAGCATGTCGTCGAGGGTCGATACGGTCCTCGTCTTGAGCGTGTTGCTCTTGCCATACACCAACGCTCGGAACCGCTTGGGTAGCTTAGACGCAGGCCTGACCTTCCGCTCGACCCTGGTCTTGATATCTCCAATGTCGGTGCTGCGCCTAGGCTGCCGCCGATTCCTCATCGAATGGGTACCTTTCATCCTCGATGGTGTACTGAGTCTGCATCAGGCGGGCGATATCGAGGCCCTGAAACTGTGCGGTGCAGGGCTCAAGAAACTCACAGTCCCACTGACACGAGCGCATGAACGAGCGGAAGGGCATCCCGCGATTCTCAATCTCGCGGCAGGCGTAGACGAACTCGCGGAACCCCTGCTTCATACGCGGGCCCTCCACAGGGATACGCTCACGATCGAACCACGTCACCTCCCTCTCCTTCAGTTCCTGTAGCTTGTACTTGTAGATAGGGAGCCACTCCTTCCACCTCTTGCCATGCGCCTTCTTGATAGCCTGCAAATATGTCCATCGGTCCGAGTCGATAGACTTCGCTGTGGACACGGATCCGTTCTTTAAGATCCTCGGTTGTGAGGGGGCCTTCGTCCGCCCGTAGTCGTATATGAATCCGCGTAAGTCGTACCCCATCTTCCGTCCGGTCCACGCATACATAATGTTTTGTGGACTCATCATCCTTTCGTTCGGTCCAGGTATAGACTTGACCCACTTGCCGTCGCGGATCCATAATCCCCCATACTCTAGGTCTTCTACCATGATGTCCACGCGTCCCTTGAAGGGTGCCGCTACCCCATATTTCTTAAGGGACCACTCAAGGAGGAACTCGACGGCTGGACTTCCATCATGAAGTCGAGCCAGGCGAAACCGATCCACATCTCCTGCCCATCTGCGAAGGTAGCCACGAAACATTCGCTCGCAATCGTCGGGTAGTGGACCGTACTGTTCCTTCTCTTCGTCGAAGAGGCGGTCGAATTCTGAGGTAAGGACCTCATGTACCCCTTCCCATCCAACAACTTCAGCCTCCCTTACCTTTCTGCCGCGTTTGATTGTGACGATGGATGGCATGTTTGCCTGCGAGAGGAAGTAGGCCTCCTGCAGTTTATGCATCCAGTTCCCACGCTTGAGGGGGAGACTCAGCTGGTTGGGTCGTAGCTCCTTGCCTTCGTCGGTACCCATGACCAGCACGGGGTAATCGTATCGGTAGTAGAACTGGCGTCTACACCGCACGTAGCTCTTGACCCGCGACTGGTTGTGGGCTGTGATGCGCGGACGTTTACGGGCTGACTCGTCGGCTTGCAATGAATCGCTCAAGCTCCGCCTCCTCTACCCTCCAGTTCTTCGATGGATACATCTTCACACCCTTCAGTTCCCCATCCCTGATCCACTTCGCTACAGTCCTGGGGCTGACCTCCAGAATCTCGGCGACTCTGTTGGTAGAAAGCAACTTCATTCTACGCCCCCGCCCCGTTCTGCGTGTTGACATTGTATCACGCACCGCCTTTCTCACGGTGTGGGTCTTACGATGACAGGACTGACACAACCACTGCACCTCCAGGGGCTTAGTGTAGTCCTCGTGATGGGCCTCGAGGAACCGCTTCTTGTTACACTTCTCGCATCGCTCAGGCACAGTGAGCTTGCCTTTCGCAACGGCCTTAGCGACACGGTCGTGGGCAGCCAGCGTCCTAGTCATTGGGCTGCCCCCAGTGCTGACCCCATTCGACATCCGCCACCACAGGTATGGATAGATCAGTGCCGAACGTACGCTTGAGTGGCAGGTTTTCGAGTGTCTCCTTGATGATGGGTGTCCACTTCTCCACCTTGTCCTCCCGGACTTCGAAGAAGATGCCGTCATGTAGCGTGCCTACCATGAATGCTTCACGTGGGTCAAGTATTCCCTGCAACTGCACCATCCCGAACAGCATCAGATCAGATGCAGTGCCTTGAACAGGACTGTTGATTGCTTGTCGTATCGCCTCCCGAGCCACTGCACCATCAGAAGAGTACACGTCTGGCAAATGTCGCACTCGTCCAAGGGGACTCTGCACGTATCCGCGTGACCTAACAGTTCTTTCCACTCTGTCATGCCACTCCGGGAGGTCAGGAAACAACCGGAAGTAACGAGCACGTGCCTCCTCCGCTTCTGCTTGTGTGACCCTCAAGTCGTAGGACTCGAAGGCATAGGCCTGGAACTTCTTGGGATACATTCCGTAAAGGAAGCCGAAGTTGACGGCCTTCGCCTTCTTTCTTTCCTCCTTCGTGATGAGCCGCGCAGGCTTGCCGGTCAGTGTCTCCGCCGTCGCCATGTGTAGGTCCTCGCCTACGTTGAAGGCCCTTGCCATCCTTCGTTCGTGGGCAATGTGGGCAGCAATTCGCAGCTCAATCTGAGAATAGTCGGCTTGGACAAATCGCCAGCCTGCGGGGGCGCCAATGACAGATCTGATAAAAGGATCTCGAGGAACTTGCTGAAGGTCCCCGCTGAGTCGTCCGGTAACTGTACCATAAAGTTTATATGTAGTGTGTAGACGGCTGCGGGCATCTAGCCTCACGCTCCACGGTAGCAGGTATGTGTTCATCCACTTCAGCTGCAACGTGCGGTACCTCAACAGTGCTGCCACAGCTGGGTGTTCCCTGTAGTGGAGCAACACTGCTTCCCTCGTCGAGAAGTTCCCTGTGGCCGTCGTCTCGATGGGGTCTAGCCCCAATCCCCCCTTCCTCTCCGCCGAGAATAGCCACTGTGCTAACTGCATCGGCGAGTTGTAGTTCATGTCAGGGAAGGCCTCGTGATACTCGGCGATGGTGGCCTTCTGCTCGTTGATTGCGTCCTGCAGCTTGCCCATTCTACGGAACAGCCTCGGTCTGTTGACGTACATGCCACGGTACTCGACCTGCTGAATCATGTGAGAGGCAGGCATCATCAGCTTCACCATCAGTCGCTTCAGCCTGGGGTGCTTCAACAACTCTGTGCGTAGGGGTTCGTACAGCTGACGCGTCATCCCAGCATCGTAGCCGTTGGCTCTGCACAGATCCTTGAGTGGGTTGAGCATGATCTTGTCAGGCTTGAGTTCGAGCGACCCTTTCCACAAGTCAGCCCCGAGTATCGACTGCGACAAGTAGCCCAGATTCTTAGGCCTATTCTCGTCCAGCAGGTGGGCCGCGAGCATGATATCAAATGAGTGCTCCACGAATACACCTGCCCCTGCGAGTTGGACGTTGTCGTGCTTGCCGTTCTGCGCTATCAGCTTACGGCCGGACAGCACCTGCGGTATGTATGCGCGCAACAGCCTCCGCCACTCCTTGCGGAACGGGGAGTCAGGATGATAGAGGGGTACCACATACGCTGTCTCACCGTCAGCTGACATGCCAAGGCACACGATCTTCCACTCTTTCTTGCCCATCCACGGGACGTACCGATTCTCCACGTCGTACGAGACCACAGGCTGACGACTCAAATATTGGGCCACGGTGCGTAACTGGGACTCGGACATTATGTATCGGACTCGGACGTCTTTGGCGGATAGTGTACCAGCAAGGTATCTCCCGAATCGCTTAAAGTCCTCACTGAGTGTGGAGCTATGAGACGGAACCCTAAGGACGTAAGCAGGATGGAACGTAGCCATAAGCTTACAGGAGCCCAGTCCAAGTTCTTGCGAAAGCCGAGTCTGCGGGAGAGGGATGCCTCGATGCTTTGTAATACCGCTTCGTCCCCAGACAGCACGTAGAGCAACATTCCCCAGGAGGAGAACTCCATCTGGATCCACCTTCTTGATCTCCCGTCGAAGATATTTACGACAGGCCTCCCACTCGGGTTGCGTAGGTGTACGATTGTCTTGTGGCCTGCACTTAACAACGTTGCTGATGTAAGCGCCGCGTCCGGCGAGGGGTGATTCCGCAAGACACTGATCGAGCAGCTGTCCTGCAGCACCTGAGAAGACGAGTCCCGTCGTCTCCTCCCGATACCCCGGCGCTTCTCCAAGAATGATAATCTTGCTCTTAGGACTACCTTTCCCGCCAACGCACACCCTCCCTGTGCCCTCATGCAGACTACAACGGGTACAGTCATGGTCCATGTATTTGTCGAGCGGACTGGTGTATGTGTTAGGCAGGAAGGATCACCCCCGTCTCAATGTCAGCGCGGGTGAGTGCTTCAGCACCGGCGGAGTCACGATACGGTGTGGTCCAAAGAACTCGCGTAATGCCTGCCGCTATGATTAGGTGGGCACATACGATGCAGGGTGATATCGTGACGAATAGTGTCCCACCCTCTGTACTGATCCCCTGACGCGCTGCTGCAGCAAGGGTGTTAGCTTCAGCGTGAATCGCATTGCGACAGCCATAGGTCTCGAGTAGTTCCTTGTTCATGTACCACCCATGGTAGTTCTTGTCGCAGTGTGGCATGCCGGGCGCTGCACCGTTGTAGCCCCACGAAATGCACCGGCCCTCGAGTGTGAGCACCGCGCCTGCGCGGGCCCTATCACACGTGCCCAACTCGCTGATCGTGTGGGCCACCGCCATGAAGACACGGTCCTTACGGTCTGACATGATGAGCATCCCCCATGTGGTAGTGCATGGAATAGGCAGAGAAGTGAAGCATGCCCAGTTCGAGGTTGTCCCACCTACTCTGTGGGTCTCGAGCTGAACACTCACCCATGACCCAGTCCATCAAACGCACCGCCATGTAGAGGTCGTCACGGAAGTGCCGAACATAATCACATGAGCGGATGGGGTACCACATGTGTAGCCTGTTGTTGCGGACCATGAAGTGGTAGTGCAGGGTGCATGGGATACGACCCCTGTGGACAGCACCAGTATCCTCGGGGAAGAAGATGGGAAAGGTAGCTTGCCGCGTCGCAGGTTCGTCGATGAGTAGGCTGACCACATCATCGAGGTTCCCATAGTGATAGCGGATACCCTCGTAACCGCCGGGCCAGAAGCGTTCGCTGTATGTGTGGCTGAACTGCTCGCCGTCGATCACCATGGACGCGAGCTTCTGCGATCCTCCCTCCCACCAGGGCCAGTGATCGAGCGAATGATGCGGGTTGCGAGGTTCTCGCGCGACTCTCTCCTCGAACTCGAGGTTGGCCCAGGGTAGGTTGGGTTCGATTTCTTCTGCGACCTGTCTGAGCGGCCGCCCCACGGGTACATCGAGGACAAGATTCATTACCTCCTTCGTTATCAGGTCTGGCTTGCCTTCTGTGTGGTACCCCTGCCAGCGTCCGGGGTCCACCTCCTGACCGTACTCGAGCAACGTACGCCGAGTGTATTGAATGGCCTCTACGAACGTCGGGAAGTACACTAACCCTCCTTGCGGACGTGTCTGTCTAGTTCAGCCATCAGTGCGCGGACCTCGGGTGGTGGTAGACTGACTGTGTGAGTTTCCTTGATGAGTCTCTGCAGCCAACGGACTGCGTCGTCGTAGTCGTCCCACTCTATCTCGAGGGTGATTTCCGCGTCCGACATTACCCCTCCTGAGGCGGACCTACTGTATCGAGTAGCCACTCAAGGGTTTCACTCTGCGTGACACGACGGTCCCACTTCTTCTCGAGGAACCGCTGCCAGTGATCGAACTTCCAACGGACCTCGTCCTCCACGTTGATGACGGAGAACTGTTTCTGCTTACTCCTCACCCTCGTCCTCCTCGGCGAGTTCGTCCTCGCCTTCGATCAGTGACCAACCATCGTCCGTGCGGTCGTACGTGTGGTTCTTGTGCCTGTTCAGATGCGAGCGGACCGACGCACCCGGCACGTTGTAGTGCTTGGCGATGTCCTCGGGGGAGACAGGTCCGTCCTGCTCACGCATGAAGTTGATGACCATCTCCTGCGTAAGCTGGGCGTTGCCGCCACCGCGACCGCCAGTGAGCTTCTTCTCCGACAGCAGCACGCGGCGCGTCTGCTTCAGATCGTTGAGCTCGTTGATGAGAGGCTGGAACTTCTCGAGCTTCTTCTCCAGCTCCTCGATCTGCTTGTCGAGGATATCCAAGACAGCAGACTTGCGATTGCTGAGCTTCTCCATCTGCTTTCACCTCCTTTCTATTTGTCGTAGAACTCGCCGAACCCCTGTACATCGGTGACCCAGTTGTTGAGCTGATCGGTCACCATCTGACGGAACTCCTCCCATCCCTGCTGTGCGTCGGGGGGCATCTGGGAAACGACCATGTCCATGAGCCCCATGTTCATCATGAGGTCCATCGCAGCATTCGTCATCTCCCTGAACGGAGTGCTACCCTCTTCTGTCATCTCTTCACCTCCCTTCTCTGTCGTTGTTCGTTCATGCACACATGATACATGCCAAATGCCAGCTCGTCAACTCACTAACGTCGCGTGAGCGGGGAGAAATCGAGCGTGTCCACAGGGATTGATGGTAGGAAGTCCTCGTTGATGTACTCTCGGTAGCGTCGGGTCACTCGTCGGAGGGGTCCGTACTTAATCTCCTCGAGCGGCACGCCCTCCTCTGTGGATTTAACGATGCCGTCCCACCATCTACCGATGATCTTCAGGCTGGGGTACACTTCCCTCAGCTCACGGTCCTCGAAGTATGGTATGTATCCTCGCGCGTACAGCATGGGCAGGGACTTGAATGCGTGGAGCTGGAGTGCGTCGATGGCCCACTCAAAACGGAACTCCTCAACAGGGACTCTAATGCGTCGGCCGATGTATCTAGCCAGAGTGTGCGCAACTGCAAGATCCGCTCCACCGATGTAGGCAATGTAAGTAACTCTCGAGTGGAGAGTAAGTGTAGGGACAAGTCCGTTTCTCCCATCTCTCAGGCCACGATAGGTGAAGTTGTTCATGCACGGGCCCCACCTGTGCTGCTTCACCCCTCGTGCCACGTTTCGAGTCTGCATCGAAGTAATAACTCCCCGCTTGCCCTCCCCCAGACCGATACGTGCAGCGTTGTCCAGGAATCGTCGGAGTTCAGAGAGATCAAGGTAATCTCGCACAAGCTTCGTCCATCTCGCACGATGTAGCCAGAGATCTCGGCCAAGGTCGAACTCGTATCCCATCGACTCAGCCACCAGGCGGTTGCCGTATCGGATGCAATCAATGCCCGCCACGTAATCAATCCCACCCCCTTCCACCGTGCCGAAGATCATGGACTTCACCGTGTCGTGCCACAGGGAGGTCATGTCCTTGAACTCCGAGGGCCGGAACACTGTGGGTGGCTTCATGTCAGACTCCGAACTGTCGGGTGATCCACTGTCGGAAGGGCAGGTGGTTGTTATTCAGCCACTCGTCGAGGGACATGACACCGTAGACTACGGGGCAGACGATCAGCATCCACGGGTAATAGCCCAGCACCCAGAACGACCACCACCCACGGTCCCAGATCGAATGCCAGATGAGATTAACTAGGTGACTCACGCTTCTTCTTCTCCTCCTCCCATATCAGTCGCCGTACCTGCGACAGGAAGACAGGGTCTGTGTGGTACTTGTGCATGAACGCCTTCCGCTTTGCTACTCGCTGCTCCTCCGTGAGGGACCACCACCACGCTGCCAACTCACTTGTTGAGCCCGTCGGTGGGGTACTGCTGCCAGTCACGCTTTCTCACCTGCTCCCATGTGCGGGCGATGGCATCACACAGGTCGATGTTCATGGTGTGACAGAATCCGTCGAGGAAGATGACCAGATCCCCGACGCCATCAATGATAGCAAGCTTCGCATCCTGTGGGTCCTTGAACTCACGGATGCCCTGCTGATGCTTGAGTAGGACGTGTGCAATCTCACCCACCTCCTCGATCACGCCCATCAGTCCCTGCTCGACGGTCTGATCAGGAAAGTTATATGTTAGCCACCGTCTGTGCTCGCGTGAGAATGAGGCTAGGTCATACATCACTGGGCCTCGCGAATCAGGTGGTACACGTTAGCGTAGCCTGCGATGTCTGTCAGGTTGTCGTCGTGGTGCCGTGACTGCTCGCGGAACACCTTGAGAATGAGCTGCATCATGGCGACGTCGGAGGTG